TGCTATCAGGGCCCGGGGTGGCGGGATTAGTAGCCTGCGTCTGATTCATAGAAAAGTGCATGGTGTTGAGATAACCCAAAGAATGCTGTAATAGGGCCTTCTTAAACTCTGGGTTCTTTGTCTGGTTATATGCTTCAGCCGAGGCCTCGGGAGTCAAGAATCCCCCCTCCGCATCCAGAATGGCATTAATAGTGGCCTTACGCTCTTTCTCAATTTCAGAAGCCCGGTAAACGGACAAAACACCGGCATGGGGATCTCTCATGGGATTATAACCCTTCGGCTTGGGATTCTCTTTGGTATTGTGCTTAGTTGCTCCCTGGTTAGCCCAAAAAATCGCGTTAGCAACATCTTTGACGAGCTGATTCAGAAGGGTTTGTCGCTTCTTGTCCTCAAGAGAGACTAGATAATCATGAAGCGCAGAGTTCATCTGCGGGTCATTAGATATATCAGCTATTGTGGCCTCGACCCACGCTTTAGCAAAGCCATAGATTGCGTCTCCATTCATTTTAGCGCGTCCACGAATCTTCCCTTGCGGTATTTGCTGGACTTCGCCGGTATCCTCGTGCTTAATTTCGATAGGAGGCAACTCAATAAACAAGTCATCATTGCTGTCCCAATTTAATTGATCTGCCAGTTCTCCCACTTCTCGGTCGCTTCGGAAGAGGAATTTGGTAAGACGTTGGGTATTTTTATTGGGTGGCTTCTGCTGCGCTAGCGCTATTTGACCTTTTAGTTTGGGAAGGTAGACGTTTGTATGGATCTCATCGGCGCTTGGCATCACAGCTTTCTGCGGTAAGTTTAACATATTTGAATAGTCGCTTCTTTCGGCGCCTTTGCCCTTCAGCATATTGACGGCCTCTTGCGGTAGTCGGATACACTGAGCAGATTTTTCTTTTGAATTCATAAGGATCCACATAATGTTGTCCAAAGTAAAATCAAATTGCCAGAACTTAATCTCACCCTGTTGTTCCAAGTCCTTTCCAGTCAAAGTTTTGGTACAAATTACATAACGCATGCCACCGCCAATTGTACTGTTAACAAATTTAGGATCGACCATATCATTAACCAAATCAGTATAGCTGCCGCCCACCTCCAGGCCGCCTTCGCGGTACAGCTTTAAACTAACTGGGATCTTACCGCCCTTGCTTAGTCCATCGGTATAATCAGCAATCGTCTTGTTACCGGTCTGGATCTGTTCGCCCTTAACTAATGCTGATAAAAATGATTCAAAGCTAAATCCCGCTGAAGAAGCATTGAAATTAGTTATCACCTTGGTTAGTGTTTTATAGAAAACCAAATAAGAAATAACATGTTGGATTCTCGACGGTCTGTCCTGATTCTTAGACTCAGCTATAATTTTGGTACCGTCTGCGTAAAAACGCGATATGGTCTTTATCTTCTCCTCGAATGTTGAGCCTCCAATATTCGTTAAGTATCCCTCCAGCAGCTCCCTTTGTGGGCCGCTTACTGGTTTGCCGTCGACTGTGCTAACATCGGACCAGCCAATTTCCGACACCTCGATGTTGGGGAGCATCTTTAGGACCATGTTCCATGCCTCTTTGTCACTGGCCGAATCAACGGCTGACGTGCCATCTTCCATTATAGGTGACGGACTATCAAGCACCCCCGTAACCATCTCCAACAACATCTTTAAATCAAGTTGATTGATTTGCTTGATGTATTCTTCTTTCAATATTTCTCTTAATTCAGACATTTGTTTCCTTATACAATGATATCTGCAATTCCAAGTTTAACTGCTTCTTCTGCAGATAAATAGACATTAACATTGCGTTGTAGCATTTCTTTTATATCAGATTTTGTCATATCCGTCTCCGCTACCAAGCATTTTGTATACATCTTTTGTAAATCGGAGATTGCCTCAAGTTCATTCGTTAAGTCCTGGAGATTGCCGTGGTTTCCGGCCGCCACCGAGTGAATCATAACTCGGCAGTTTTTTGCGATTCGGCGATGGCCTTTGGTGCCGGCCGCCAGAAGCAAGACACCTGCCGACATCACCTTGCCTAGGCCCAGTGTGTGGATCTCACTGTCTTGCCTGATCGTTCTCATGATATCATAAAGCGCAAACATATCGTCGGCGCTACCCCCGTAAGTCGACAGATAGAACTCGATTGGTCGAGCTAGCTTGGGATCTAGCTTGTTCATCTCGTTTAGATAAAGCATCGCATGAATGACTTCCGCAACTTTTTCTTCATGAACATCACAAAACATTCCGATAATGCGTAGATCGGGCTCAGGCTTGCTACCGCCCAGGGCAGCAGGATCTATCAGCACTATTTTCTGCTCTTCGGACGCGGCCGCTGTTATTTTGTCAAGAAGTTTTTTTATCATTTTTGTCCTGGTTTAAAAGTTTAAGTACGAAGCGTTGGTTGTCTTCCAGATATTTCATCGCCGATTTCCAGTTATCAAATTCGATAATTGGATTATAAAAATTAGGATGTAAATCTAATACTTCTTTGATTGCCTTTTCTTTGTAATTTGAGATCTCCTTATTAAAAGAACGTCTTGTATCTTTGATAGTTTTCTCGCTCTCCTCGTGCTCCTTCATGTGCCGAACGCGCGATGTATGAGAGTAATAAAAATTCTCCATAGATTTAGCCAACACAGCTAAACTAACTAGTTGTGAAACACGTATTAAACCAATGCTGATTTTAACCGAACGAAAGAAATAAAATGTTTTATGAGTGAGATACCCAAATATAAAAACAATCAAGTACAGCCACCATGGACCCATCTAATCACCTCAAAAAATTAACCACTGAGTTGCCCCAGTGGTTAATATATCACAAAATTATGAATTTGTCAAGCTACTTTGTAAGCCTCTTCATGATGCGCTCGGCGAGGTGGTCGACCATCTGCTCTTTGCGAGACTCTCTCTGGAAGCGTTTTGCGACTCGCTTGGCGACCTCGTTAACGATCTTCTCTTCTGTCATCTCGGGATCGCCAGAGAACTTTCCTTTGCCCTTGCTTTTTTCTTCGCCTTCACTTTCGTGCTCGCGGTCTTCTTCGGAGGCATCTCCGTCGCCAGGATCTTTTCCAAGGTGTTGGCCTAGGCGCTGCTTGTACCCCTCCTTTTCCTGGAGGCGCTTGACGATTTCAGCCACAATCTCTTCTTCAGCACCACCGGGCATTGGCCCTTCTATCTCCATCTCGTCCTCAACGGGAATCTCTTCCTCGGCGTCTTCGCCGCCTTCGATGTCGACCTGATCAGAGATACCAAGAGCATCTGCGACAGCCATTACCACGTCAGCGAGCATCTGCTCCTTCTCGGGGGTGCCGCCGGCGTCTTCCATACCCATCTCTTCATCGCCCATGGCCATCTCTTCATCGCCCATGGCATCCTCTTCGGCGCCTAGGGCCATCTCTTCGTCACCGAGGCCCATCTCTTCATCTTCTTCTTCGAACTCATCGTCACGAGCACCAGGATATCGACTCCCGGCGCCCATTTCGCTAAGGCGAACCTTATTGACAGGCCGCAAGTTTGCGAGCTTCATAAATTGGCGAATTTCGCCCTCTGTGAGTAATTTCTTGCGGGCCATGTTCAAATCTCCTTGTTTAATGACATAAACTTCAAAAATAAATAGTAATAAGTTTTGATAATAGCCTTAAAAACGAAAACAACCTATTAAATTTAAGGACTTTAGCTTTTTTAAAGCCTTTGTTTCTATTTGTTTTATTCTCGCGAATGATAAATGCTCGCGCTCTGCCACTTCGCGCAGCGTCATGGGGCCATGCTCATAAACTGAGACTAAGGTACAATTATATTCGGCTGGGAAGTCCTGCCAGAGTCGGCAGCTTTTATCTTTACATTCTTTCTTTTTCTTCATACATTTGCGAGAGCACTCGCGGAGTCCGTCTATTTTCATAGCTCTGGGTGCTCCTCTTGAATGAGGTCAAATATGTTCTCTATCTCTCCATCGTTCAATCCAAAATCTTCCATTATCTGCTTTCCTTCGTTTCTCAACTTTTTTGATCTTGCTTTCTTCTTCTTGTTCTGCGGCTTTATCTCATCAATATAGCTTTGTATTCGCTCGTCATCATCTATGTAGCCAGCGATCATCGCGCGGAAGAACTTCGATTGAGTTACTCCGTCGTGTCGTAACTTTAAGATAAGCTTGGCGTGCTGGTGTGTATTCTCAACAAACGCAACCTTTTTATCCAAATGTGGATTGGCCACGTCTTCGGGCACTACCAACTCCTCGTATTGATATGGGTACGACTTTCTGATAAACCAGACGTAGTTTGTACTACAAACCGTGCCTTAACTTGAAGCTGAGTGAGATTTCTCGCACCGGTATAGGAAAACCCAGAGCGTATACCTTTTTCCAAATCCTCAAGTATCACTTGGGCCGGCCCACGGTGTGGAACCCGAGTGGCCACCCCTTCAAAGGATGAGTACTTTCCGCGCCACTCAACTTGCGCCTCCTTAGAGGCCATTCCGCGATAAGTTTTCCATCGGGCGCCCTTTGCGTCCATAAACATTTCTCCAGGCGTCTCAGTGGTCCCTGCAAGCAGAGAACCCACCATCACTGCGTCGGCTCCTGCTGCGAGGGCCTTAACAATGTCGCCTGAGTTTTTTATACCACCATCGGCGATAATTTTAACGTCTCTATCTGTCTTGGCGCATTCAACGATCGTCTGTAGCCCTGGCAGGCCATGGCCCGTCTGGATGCGTGTGGAGCAAATGGAGCCCCCGCCGATATTACATCGTACGCTAGTAGCACCCCAGTCTGACAAGTCATTGATAGCCTCAAAGGTGGCCACATTGCCAGCCATGAGATGATAGTCCTCACCGAACAAAAGCCTAAGCTCCCATAGGGCCTCTTTCATCATAATATGGTGGCCATGCGCAACGTCAATGCATAAGAAGTTGGCGCCAGCATCGGCCAGCGCAGAAGCTCTTTCTATATAGTCTCCCGATACTCCAATTGCGGCGCCGATTACCCGCGGAAATTCTACCTTGTTAAGCTCTTTTACTTGCTCCTCAATGGTATTGTAGCGATGAATGATGGCGCTGCCTCCGAGGCTTCTCATCGCATTGGCCATGGCCGATTCGGAAATAGTATCCATTGGAGAAGCAAAGATCGGCAGCTGTAGCTCAACGCCGGATCCTAAGTTAGTAGAAATATTTATCTCCGCGCGCGAACGAATATCGGAGTACTGCGGTATAAGCAGTACATCATCGTATGCATAAGTTTTAATCATTTAAATTTTCCTCTATAAAATTCATTATGTCCATTGCGTGATACCAAGTCTCCTTGTCGGGTTCCGGCGGATCCGCCATTATCGCGACGTTAGGGCTTGGGTGTACATCTACAAAAACAATCGTGGGGGTCCCATTGATGTCGATAAGGGTGTTAAGATTCGCCTTTTGTTCAGCATTAAAGACAAAGAAATGCAAGTCATCTTCAAATGCCTCCGAAATATTCTCATAAAGAGGCTTTAAGCCGTGACAAAGCTTGCACTTACTGGAATAAAACTTAACAACACACTTAAAGTTTTGTTTTGTTTTGCCTAAGATGATATTCTCTAAGGCTATGTTTGATAGTCTCGTTATTCCCATATTAATCTCCTTCTGTTACCCTATCTCTAAACTGTTTAATGACAGACTGCGCGGCGTTCCAGCATTCTGGACAATAAAGCCGTATTGTCTCGTCATCGCGCACAACCACATTCCATGTTCGCGCCATTTCTTTGCTCTTCTTATCATAGGGCTTTAGGCACGCGGTGCACTTATCTGGCAATTGGTCGAATTGGGAAATTTTTTCAGCAAGTTTTTGTGAGTTATCCTTGCCCAGCTTTCTTTCCATCTCTCGGCGATCTTTTCTGTTCATGACTTCTTTTTGCGGGCTCGAATGGCCTTTTTCTTTTCTGCTTCAACGGACTTTTTATAAGTCGCGGAGCGCTCCATCAAATCCTCGTGACCAATGCCCTGGGGGTCTTCTTGTAACGAAGGTTCCGGAGCCACAGATTGTTCAGGCGCAGGCATGCCTACAATATCAGCAGAATACTGCTGGAGTGTGAGCATCGCTCCCTCATATTTTACCAGTTCAAGGGCTGCAGCGCAGATCTTATCCACGGTGTCCTCATCTGCTGGGCGCGTGTAGAGCAACTTAATTAAGCCGTAATGTTCGACAGCGCGAGATCTCAACCTCAATATGGCTGCCTTTAATAGTTCTTCAGTCATCTATTCATTCTCCTTTTTTATCTATTCATGGTGCTAAATATTTGC